CTGAATGGGGTTGCGAGTAACGCAACTCTGGCAGCTTCTGCAGCCGTAGTAAACAATTCAGCACAGCCCAACATCACCAGTGTTGGGACCCTGACTTCACTGGCTGTATCCGGTGCTGCCACGGCAGCCTCGTTCAATGGACTGCTGGCGACGGCGAACGTGTCGCAGTTCACGAACAATGCTGGCTACATCACGTCCGTCCCGAGCAACTTTGTTTCTGCTGAGCAGCCATGCCCTACGGTCACCAACCTAACTGCGTTGACCCACGGGTTTGGTGCCGTACCGAATAGCGCTTGTGGGGTGCTGCGTTGCGTCATTGCAGAAGGCGGCTGGACAGTGGGTTCCGAGATCGTACTGGCACCATTTGCCGCAGTCACTGATCGGGATTGCCAAGTCTCCATGAACGCGATCAATGTGATCTTCATATGGGTAAGCTCATCGGGGTCGAAGCCTCCAGCGATATACAGCACCAGTGGGGTCGGTTTCAACGTGACCCCTGCGAACTGGCGCTTGGTGCTCAAAGCGGTGCGATGAAGCCACCCTTCGACCCCATTCAGGCTTGCTTCTACTTGGTGGCGACAGTCATTGGCGTGCACCTTGTAGTAGTACTGATGGGCTCAGTCATATGTGCCCTTCATGCGCAAGAGATCATCGCATCGGGCAGGGAGTGCCCTGCAGGTAATAAACTTACCGAGGTGCTGGGAGCAGCACTCGCCGCAGCTCTGGCTTTCGCTGGCGGTAAATCCAGGGGAGAATGACAGTCCGCTGACTGAGGAGCCTACGTCGCGTCCGAATTCATCGACGTAGGCTAGCCTATCGATCGATTTTCGTCGCGACGTAGGATCCTAAAAGGAGGCCGAAACGTCCTCGTTATCGGCCGTCGAAGAAGCACCACTTTCGGCCCATCCTGGTCCACAACTCCTCGGCATTAACCTCTAGGTTATAAACATGCGAGAAGATGATATTCTGGATGTTGGTGTTGAGCAGGGTTTTCGTGCATCTCATGCATGGCGCATGTGTGATGTAGCAAGTGAACGCCCTATGGCTCTCTGGGGAGAGAAGTGCGTTTGCTTCTGCATGCACAGCCTCACAAAGGTCTGCCCCCTTCGGAGCAGATGCCCCAGGGCAGGGGAACTCAATGCAGTGGCGGCATCCACGCGGTACGCCGTTGTAGCCTGTGCCAACTATGATCCCGTCTACGTCGGTCAAGACACAGCCAACAGCTAGCTTCACGCAAGTAGAGCGTTGCGCTAGTACATGAGCTATCTGTAGCATCACGCTATCAAGAGTCGGTCTGTTCATCGATGGCCTCCAGTAGTATTGCGGCGATGCCTGCTTCAGGGGGTACCCAGCCTGCAGGTTTTCTTGCATCGATCTTGTTTCCACGTTTTGTTTCACCTAGTACCTTCTTCATGTTGGCACGATGGACATGATCCCAGATTTTCTGGAACGGAAGTCCCATTCGATGCGCAGTACCAAGAGCGACGTAGATAAGGTCCGCGATAGCGTCAGCGGTCCCCACCATGTCACCTTTGAGTGCAGAATCGAGGAACTCTTCGAGCTCTTCCGTCATGAAGCGGAATCGCTCAATAACAAAGACGTCCGAGATGAGCGTAACGCCTTTGGCATCGGCTAGCTTCAGAACCTCGCGGTGGAACTCAGCCACGTCGTCAAACATTAAGTTCATAGGTAATCTTCCCTTGGTGTATGTAGTCGCGGAGAACAATGTCGTCGGGTACGAAGTCTATCGTAGTAGCCAACGAATTAAGTTCATACGTAGGTAGCTCTTGTGTGGTATGCGCCCTCTGAGCTTTCCAACCCTCTATGTGGTTGGTATACACATGCGTGTCCCCCATCATGAACGTGAGATAACCAGGAGTACGCCCAACGTCCTGAGCTATTAGCAACAGGAGCGTAGCGTATAGAATGATGTCCGATGGGAGCCCAAGGATCAAGTCCACCGATCGCATGTAGACTATGCACTCGAGCCAGCCATGGTTCGTGATATTGAACTGAGCCATCAAGTGACATGGTGGGAGGCAACCCTCTTCTGCAGGGTTGAACGTAGTTATCACATGACGGCGACTCAGCGGATCGCGTTTCAGATTTGTAATCAGGTTCTTGAGCTGATCGACCCTGTTGAAATCTCGCCATTGCTTGCCGTAGATCGGTCCCACTGACATCTCTGCAGGAACCTTGCCCTTGTTGGGGGGCCATGCTGCTGCATTAGCGTCCCAGTAGTTGCAGCCCCAGTGCTTGAAATCTACAAGGTTCTCAGTACCACGCACGAAGGCAGCGAGCTCACCCCATACGCCTTCAGTAAATACCTTCCGAGTAGTCAGGACGGGGAACTGACCATCTTCCAAAGAGTCAATAGTCAGAATGGTTCCAAAATGACTCTTGGTGGGACCTGCACGAGTTTTGCGATCTTCGCCAAGATTCACAATCTTGTCTACTAGGTTCATGTAGTCTTGTTCAAAGTTTTTCATCTTCGAGCTCCTTCAAGAACTTCAGGTAGAAGACGCAGTAGTTGATCAAGTCGTAGATAGTGTCCTTCTTGCCCTCGAAGTTGACCTCCGCCTTATCCACGAGAGACACGAGGCGCAGAGCCTTCAAGTGAATCATCTGGATATAACTAAAGTCCCCAAAAGGAAAGTAGTCTTCGAGCTTGGGGCCGCAGTTGTAGTCTTCGCCCTTCTTGGCAACTATCAAGACAGCGGGATTCACTAGGTCAAGCCAATCTTGTCTGTTCATCTAATTCTCCAAAGTAAAGTGGGGACCACTAGGGCCCCCACTTTGTTAGACCAACGATTGCTCAGGCCGTAATGGTTACGGCCGCTTCAGCAGCAGCAGCAGCAGCAGCAGCAGCAGCAGCAGCAGCAGCAGCCTTCTCCGCGGCCTCTGCTTGGGCGATCAGCTCCAGGGCCTTGGAACGCAGGGAAGCCGGGTCAACCTTCGGCTTGCCCTTGCTCAGAGCAGTCCTGTAGTACGCGATGCAACCCAGGGTCGTCTTCGCCGTGGAGAACTTCTCAATCACCGCCGCCAGCGTATCGGCGTTGTTCTTGCCAGCGACGAGCTGCTCCTTGGCAAACGCGCCAACGCCTTGGTTCGGGCCACGCTTGTCGGTGCTGTTGTACTTGGCGATGTCAGCCGCGCTCTTCTCGGGTGCAGCCACGCCGCCCTCGACGATCGGGGTTGCGCCATCCATCACGGTGTTCACGTCGGTATTGCTCATCTTCTTCTCCAGAGATTCCACGGCATTGCGAGCCGCATTGAGGTTCTTGAACTCGGTAACCGGGTTCAAACGTAGCGCCGAAGCCAGTTCATTGTGCTTAGCAATGAGTTCAGACATCGACAACTTCTTCAGTTCAGTCATCTATGACTCCTAGGTTTCTACAACGAGAGATTTCGCTGTAGATTGTATTTTAACGCCCATTTCGCCTAAAGTAAAGCACTGTTACTTCCCGTTACGATTGTTACTCTTGTTCTGTATCGCGGAAAGCAAGGCGCTTGAGCGTGGCAAAGACGTCGTTTTGTACCGCGTCTTTCTTAATCATCACTTTTGCTACTGCTTCATCTACGGTACCCTTTCCAGTAATGATATAGTTACGAACAGGTTTTGTCTGCCCCTGTCTCAGCAGTCTAGCAATCAACTGGATGAACTCTTCCAGGTTGTACGTCATTGTGAACCAGCAGATCGCTGACCCACCGAACTGCAGGTTGAGCCCCAAGCTCGCCGCTGCGGGCTGCACCAGAAGTATTGCTGTGTTGCCCTGGTTCCAGGTCTCCACTATTGTAGCCAAAGACTTACCAGTCATACCGCCTTTGATAGCCAGTGCATCTGGGAACTCCTTCATCAAGCGCTCGTACTCATGGTTAAACTGGTACGACACCATCAGCGGCTCCCCCGCCATTTCTTCTACTAGTTCTTTCAACCTATCTAGCTTAGTAGTATGCACAACGTCCCAAATTCCAGGACTACTATAGACTGCACCACCAGTGAACTGACGCAGTTTGCTTGTGAGAACTCCAGCATTGGCAGCAGTGACGTTGCCGCTCTCCATTTCCAGGATGAACTCGTCCTCAAAGAACTTGTACCGCTTCATCACCTCCCCATCAAGCACGACCTCAAGGGGTACGTTCATAAGTGGGGGGAGCTGTAGCCATTCGAGGGGGTCGATGTACATGGCTATGTCGGCGATCTTCTCAATTAGTTCTTGGCTCTTCTCCCTTGTGATCTGGTAGTGGTACTGGTCCCAGGAGTTCTGGAAGAAGTACTTCATCCTGTAATGCGTGATGAACTTACCTAATCTCGCACCTAGGTCCAAAACATATATTTGGCCAAAGAGGTCCAGGAGACCATTGGCTACAGGCGTCCCAGTCAGCCCCCACCTGAACTTGAAGGTCGGCAGCAGAGGTTTTAGGGTTTTGTATCGCTTGGACGTGGTATGCTTGAGCTTGGTTATCTCGTCGCATAGTAGGATGTCGAACTTATGGCCTCTCGCAAGTATCGGTGCCGCCCAGGCAAGGCCATCGTAGTTCAGTACTACTATGTCCCAATACGGATCATGGAGCACTAGTGCGCGATCCGGGCCGTGCGCTAATCCAACTTTCAAGCCTTGAAACTGTAACCACTTCTGGGGTTCCGCAAGCCAAGTAGTACGCGCAACGGTTAAGGGCGCAATCAAAAGCATCCGCGAGCTGAAACCCATCCGACTTAGAAACAGCTTTGCAGCCAGAGATATTGAAGACTTCCCCATCCCAGGAGGTAGAAAGAGTGCACCCGCAGTCCTGCTTGCTAGCCATTTGACACCCCTTTCTTGATAGGCGTGGGGAGTCCAAGCTTTTGCAGCAAAGCCAAGAAGAGGATCGGGTTGTCCACTTCCTGCACGCTGTGGCCCATCCGTGTCAGCTTCAATTGGATCTCCTTCTGGAGCGGTCTCATCGTCTCCCCCTCCCGCTTGAATTCGAACCACATCATTTGACCATGGGGGCCGATCAGTAAGCGGTCCGGGAACCCCTTCGTACCCTGTATCTTCAATAGGATGCATCCATGCTCCTCAGCTAGCTTCTTGCACTTACGCTCAATGGCACTCTCTAGTATTTGCATGTGCCACCCCTTGTCCTCGAATAGTTACACCGGCGGCACTCATTCGACGGGGTAGGCGTCCAGACCTCATCTGCATAGATGGGGGCCACGTACCGTTCATACTTGCGCCTCAGACCAAAAAGCTCTTCGGCCTTGTAGGTACGCTCGTAGGTCTCACCGGTATCTAAATACCAGAACTCAGCCGAGACTTCCACAAGAGACGGGTTGGCAGCATGCAATCCGATTGCATAAAGCTCAACCTGTTCCGTTGAAGGTACTCGATACTTACCCGACTTGAAGTCGATGGCCGTGCCCTTTTCTCCCTCGATATACGAAGCATCCATCTTGACACGAAGCCAGGTCTGCTTCCCGAACCCGTCAGGTAGCTTCTTCCAATCTTTG